CTATTTCTGAAGCTTATTTACAATCAAGTCAGACAGCTTCTCCAACACTTCAGCATCATCTAATAACTCCACCAAACGGGTGTTGTTTACATCCGATTCGACACCAGTCAATAACCAACGAGCATCTAAATCAGTATAATAGAGTAATATCTTCTCTATATATTCAGCACTAAGCGACCTATCTTCTACTAATACTCTATTAAAGGAATTATACGACATCCCAATAACTTCAGCCATCTGCTTTCTTGAGACATTATTAAGAGCCATGTACTGTTTTAGACGTTCATTCATATTTTAGATTTATTTGATTCACGTACTTCATTAATCATATTTCTAATTACATCTCGCACTTCATCTTTCTTGATAAACTCCTGAAGAAGTTTTTCTGTTTCTTCTTCATCGAAGCCTAATGGATCTATATTTTCATCTTCAAACTTTACTTTCACACCTTGTTCTTCAAGTCTTTTTATATCTTCTTCAGATAAATTCTTGATATACTCATCTACTTCTTTCATAGTATCATGAGATTGTTCTAATACTGGATCTAAATGATATGATGCTGCTGTATATTCCATAGGTCCTTTACCTGTTATAAACCAACGGGCATTTAAATCAGGAAAATATGTAAATATTCTATCAAGGGTATCACTATTCATAGCCGCAGAACCATTAATAATTCTACTTAATGAATTGTACTTCATACCTATCGTATCACAAAAGATGTTTCGAGGTACCTCTTTATGTTCTAAATATTTTTTTAATCTTAATCCTATGGTTTCCATGATGTTATATTTTCAAGACAACAATTTATTCACATTTATGTATAAAATATTTTGATTATACATAAATGTGCACTTAATTTGTGATACTAAAATGTTACTTAAGTAATACTAATATATAACACTTTAATGTGTTTGAAAATGCTAAAAATATATGATTAACGAGAAACTATCAATTCGCATTAAGAGTATTTTAGGACATAGATATACCCCTAAAATACAGACACATCTTACTAATAACAAGATATTCAATGCACAAGGCAATCCGTTTTCAAATGGATATGTGAGACAGATTGTAAATGGTATAAAAGAGGATTTACGTATAGAAGAAGAGATTCTCAAGCTTTGTGAAGAAACAAAAGAATACTACACAAATGTGAAAAATAGAAAACAAAAATTACTTAAAAGTAATTAAACAAAAAACCCTCTAGCTGGAACTAGAGGGTTTAAACCTCAATCATTAATTAAATAACAATTGAAATCATGAAAGACAAAGGTAATCAAAAAAGATTAATCCCTGGTATTATACCAGGAGATACGAACATCGAAATATTTAGTGATAAAGCTACGCGTACAGCGTACTTTATACAGAATGGAAGAACTCGAGTAATCGATAAACTTCCTCAAGAAATCAAGAGTAAACTATACACCATGCTGGCTAATGATCCTGTGGCTAGCGAAGATTTAAAAGAGTACAAGTTTCACGAAGCCCTAAATGAATATGTAATCTGCATGTTTGGCAAACTAGATCACACGCCTGATGTAATCAATGGAGAAATACAGCTCGCTGAAGAATCATGTGAACCAGGATGTAGATGTCATAATTGGATTAGTAAGATTACAGGAATAGATAAGTATGGATTAACTAAGCAAGAGAAAAAAATACTGAGATACTTAGTAAAAGGAAAAGCAGATAAGGCTATAGCTACAACGCTCAATATATCGCCAAATACAGTATCTACTCATAAAATGAATGTGTTCAGAAAATTAAACGTGCATAGTAGAAGTGAGCTACAGACTTTGTCAGCTAACTTTTAAAAAACACAAAAATGAACACAATCACATTTAACCTAACGGAGGATTTATTAATCATTGGTCTTGAGGATATGAAAAAGATTAAAAGTAATTATCAACAAAGTTTAGCATTCATAACTAGAGAGCTTGCTAAGATAGAATACTCCTTAAAAATAGAATGTGACAAAGAAGTGCTAGAAGCACTCAAACAGACAAGAAATAAATGGCTATTCAAACTCATGCAAAAAAGAGAAGAATTAGAAAAAGCCAATAAGATACTCGCAATACTAATGCTATTAAAACGCAACCAATGCAACAATACCAAATCATAAAAGAAGCCAGCCTAGAGAAAGTGAGAGATGCAGATATCTATGAAGTTATCTCTCATTATGCTCAATTAAAGAAGAGTGGTAGTAGTTGGACGTGTAATTCCCCACTTACTAACGAGAAGACTCCTTCCTTCCATGTGAACCCAGTGAAGAATAACTGGGTTTGCTACTCTTCGAACCAGGGAGGAGATGGGTTAAAATTTGTCATGATTAAGGACTCTATATCTTTTATAGAAGCAGTAGAAAAGATTGCTTCTATCTGTAATATTCTACTGGAGTATGAAGAAGTGAGTGAAGAAGTAAAGCAGAAAATAGACAAAAAGAAAAAAGCTACTGATATCTTAGAATGGGCTTCTACTCAATATAGTAAGGCATTAAACACATTAGCAGATAACCACTGGGCTAAAGAGATGATCGCTGATAGGCGATTTACTGAAGATACAGTGCGAGACTTTAAGATTGGTTATGCAGGCGGTTCTAAGATGCTTACTACTCCATTAATAGACCAAGGGTTATTCAGTGAAGGTAAAGATATTGGGTTAATCAATGTCAAAGATGGAAAGAGTAGTGACTTCTTCAGAGAGCGTCTAATGTTTCCTATCGTTAATGAACGAGGTGAAGTAGTTGGATTCGGTGGCCGAGCTTCAAATGAAGAAGCTAAGAAGTATGCTAAATATCTAAACTCTAGAGAGACTGATTATTATGTTAAAACGAAGACTATTTATGGTCTATATCAAGCTAAGAAAAGTATAGTCAGTACAGGTACAGCTATCTTAATGGAGGGATATACAGACGTTATATCAGCTCATCAGGCTGGAGTAACTAATGCTATAGCTACCTGTGGAACTGCTCTTACTAAAGAACAAGTGCTACTGATCAAACGATATGCGCGTACAGTCATCGTGATGCGTGACAATGACTATCCTAAGACTACTAAAGCACTAATAGACCTAACGACTGAAATAGCGACTCAGAAGCTTATCACATTCAGTGACAAGTTTACTTCTATCAATGATTTGAATTGCGTAGAAGTAGCGAGAATAGTACTTAGTAAGCTTAGTGAGTCTAATGAAGATCAGATATTATATGGCCAACTAGATGATCGCATTCGCAGTGTTAATCCTTATGATTTAGGACCAGGTACTAAAGCTGCTTTTAGCGATATTGATATGTTGCTAAAATATGGTCTAAAGGTTCAGATATGTAATCTACCAATAGGTGAAGATCCTGATACGTATTCTAGACAAGCTGATCTGAAGAAATATATAGAGGATCACGTTAAAGATGCATTCGAATGGAAGACTACGAAGCTTAAGAATATGGCTAGTAGTGATGCTGATATGATTAGTGATAGTGTGAATACAGTAAGTAAGATACTATTCTCTATCGCTGATGATATTAAAAGAGGCTTATATATCAAAACTGCAGCTAAGATATTCAATATCTCAAGTAAAGTTATTAATGATAATATAACTCAAATCAAAGAAACGTTAGAAGCAGAAATAGCAAGTGCTCCTAAGGCTACAGAAGAACAAGCAGATGAACTAAAACTTCCTGCAGGTGCTAATATGGATGAGTATAAGAAGTACGGTTTTGTCACTGTAGGTAACTGTTATCACTTCCAAGGAAAAGGAGGCTTCTTTAAAGGAACTAACTTCCGTATAGAACCCCTTTATCACTTATATGGCAAGATGAATAATAAGCGATTATGTGCCTTACATCTAGAAGATGGGGGACAGAAGATCATAGAGTTTGAGTCTGAGGACTTCATTCAGCGTACAAGATTTCAAAAGAAGCTCATCGATGAAGGAAATAATACGTTCAAAGAACATGTAGGTATGAATCACTTCACACTACTTGCGAATCAGATATTATCTGACTTCTCAGTGTCTTATGAGATTACTACTCTTGGATGGCAAAAGAATAAGAAGTTCTTTGCTTATGCGAACTGTATCTACTTAAATGGAAACTTAAAGAGTATTAGTCCTTATGGTACCATAGAACTAGAAGAAGAGGAGATAAAAGAACAGAATGAAGACATTCATTCCACTAATAAATACTCTAGCTATTATCTACCTGCTTTTGCTATGCAGAATAAAGATGTAGATAGCGACTTCGATGAATACGAAAATGATAGATGCCTGGTGTATAAGCAAAGTCCGATAAGCATACAGACATGGGTAACACAGATGTTAGAAGTATATGGTAAAGACAAAGGTTCTCTCGCTGTAGCATTCAATTTCGCCTCAGTATTTAGAGATATATACTTAGATATGTATGGTTTTTTCCCTCTAATGTTCTTGGCTGGAGAAAAAGACTCAGGTAAATCAAAGTTCGCCGATAGTTGCGCTAACTTCTTTACGTATAAAGAAGGTTCATTCGATTTGCATAATGGTTCTCCAGTTGGTTTTTACAGAAGGCTAGCTCGTATTTATAACGTACCTACTGTATTAGAAGAGTTTAATGATGGATTAGATGAGAAGATATTTCAGTCTATTAAAGGAGCTTTCGATGGCCGTGGCCGAGAGATAGGTAAACCTTCAGGAGATAACAGAACTGTAGTCACTAAGGTTAACCGATCACTGATCATTACTTCACAGTACTTGAGTAGCCGAGATGATAACTCGATTACTTCACGTAGTATCGTGATGAACTTCTTAAAACAAACATTCACTCCAGAGCGAATAAATAGTTATAACCAACTAAAGGCATGGGAACTAAAAGGATTAACCTCTCTCATCGTAGAGTTAATAGAGCATAGAGACTATATAGAAGAAAATCTAATCAGTAGGTTTAAAGCATACCAGGATAAGTTCAAAAAAGATTTAGCAGCAACAGAATATCAAGAACGTGTTTTTAATAACTATGTAGCCCTTATCGCTCCATTGTCTCTATTACAGGAGAAAATGTACATCCCTATTAATCTAAATGAACTCTATGAACAGTTTAAAGAGAACATCATAGAGACATCGGATCTGATAGTAGAGTCTGAAGGATTAGCAGATTTCTGGAAGGTATTAGAGTACTTACAAGAAAACAATAGAATGTCAGATAAGGTACACTATAACATAAAATCAGAACATACTATAGAACTCGCTAAACGCAAAGATACCCAAAGTACATGGGAAAGTAAAGTGCCTGTTAAGGTACTCTATCTAAATCTAAAGGCTGTACATCAGCTATACGATAAAGAGGTAAGTAGTCGATCAAGTCCCGACGTAATTAGTGAAGCGACTATACGCAACTATATCAAATCTAAGAAATATTTCATCGGTGTTAAGGACTCTTATCGATATGGAAATAAGTCCACTAATGCTTTTGTATTTAATTATGATATGATGAAGCGCGCCTGTCTATTAAACCTAGACAAAGAAGATAACAATAGTAATGATGATTTCTTTGATATTAATGATAATGGAAGTGAAACAGGTATCATCTAGAAGTATAGAACTAGAGTTAAGATTAGTGACTAAAGAGGATCTACATCTATTTAGAAAATCAGGCTTCTTATACTTTGTGTATGATCATACTGAAGAAGCATTTAAACCGTATCCATACTATACACATAAAGGAATGGATATACAGGTATTCTATGACCTGTTTAACCTAGAAAGAATATTTATACCGAAAACAATAAATGACTATTTATGAAACGATTTACAATTAAGGCGAATGGCCAAGAGACAAAAGAAGAGTTAACAGGTAATATGACAGAAGCTGTTAATGCTCTACAAAAACAAAATATCACTCCTATAGAAGTTATAGACAATGAAAAACAGACTCTCACCCTATATCGCAAAGGAACTCAAGACAAAAACTACTTTGTCAGAACAAGGGATTTGCCAACACCAGGAGAAGGAGATAGTAGTACTCCAGCAATTAGCGACACTGGAGATAACGAAGGTAAGATGCCTGAAGTGCCTAAAGTGGCTAAGCAAGGAAAAAGCAGAAGTGTAAAAAAACAATAACCGTTTAATTATCAAGACTTATGAAAAATCATTATGTCATAGTACAAACTAAAAGAAAAGAGGATAGTATGTTTAAACATACTGTCGCTCAAATAAGAGTAGAGGGTTATAATAAACTAATGATAGGTTATGAATGGGGTAAAGTAACTAATAAATACCCTGAAGAGTTCTTTGATAGTCACCTTACAGAAACTAAAGATGAGATGAGAGAATATCAAGAAGATCCAACTCCTTATGAGCTTCATATACAAATTAATAAACAGAATAATGAGAAATAGAAAGATATTCTACGGTAATATGGCTTCAGGTAAATCAGTTCTAGCAAAACAGTTAGAAGATATCTATCCTGGTGACACCTATTATTTAACAGGAGATTTTGGCCTTCAGAGTCTAATAAAAGAATATGAAGAGAAACTATACGATGACTTAATAGATAATAGTGCTTATGCATTTTATATTAATCGTATTACTAATATGCTAGTGATAGAAGATTATCAGGGTACGCATATTACTGAAATACTAAAGTTTTTTTCTATCAAAAATCATCCTATCATCATCCTTACAGAGAAATAACCTGATATACCAGCTGACTTAGCTGCTAAAGTAGATATCGTGAAATGTACTTATGATATAGATAAACCTTTAAACAGTGAAGTATGCCACAACCAACACATTATTATTTAGAAGTAGAGAATATATATTCCCTAAAGAATAAGCTACAAAAGGAAATAGTAGCTTATTTACAGACACTACATCAGCGATTAGTAGTTGCTAAAGGCCTCGAAAATATAAAAGATGTCATCATCCGGGTAGCTGCTAAAAAAAGTGAAGAGAACAAGAGGTGTAAGCCTATTGTACTACGATTTTGGGAGCCTGAACCGAGTACTTATAAGTTAGAGGGACTAGAACAGGTGAGCTTCTCTATAAAACCAGCTTATTATGAAACTAAACAATAATCTAACGAAGCATAGTATTAAGACAATACTAAAGGCTATCAAGACCTCTAACGATCTAAGAATAGATTGTTATGAGAATAAGATGCCTTACTGTTTTGAGGTTTATGTAGCGCGGAACCTTGAACCTCTAAGTATGCTACTGAATACAGAAGCATTTGAAGAGATTGCTTCCTGGACAAAGTTCGATTTGACCTTCACGTTATGGGATATCATGGAAAGGTTTAATGTAGATCTCACATTTGATAAAGATTATAGAGTATGGACAATTAAAGATAGATAAAGATGACAACAGAAGAAATTAAAGAGTTATGGGGTGAAGAGTTATACAATGTATTTGAACAACATATTGATGATGAAGGATTCCTAACTGAAAAATGGGCTAATATAATTGAGGATAATTTATCAGATTGGGATGAAGATTTCAATGATACAAATGAAAAAAAAGAGGTTTATGGTCTAATGTATAACATAGACTTTGAATACAATGAAGATAAAACTAAGATTAGAAAAATAAATTAAAACTTCCCACTTGGATTAGAAGTGGTTTATAAAAATGAAAAGAATAACATTAATTATCGGATTAATTCTATTATCAATTTCAATGACATCATGTTATGAGTTCAGTAGAGAACAACACATGAAGGATGCTGAAGCGAATGGTAAAGCAACGTTATTAGAAGCAGAACATTCTAAAAAAGCAATGATAGAAACTGCTAAGGCAGAAAATGAGTCCGCTACACTACAGGCTGAGGCTAAAGTAAAAATAGCTAAAGCTGAAGCACAGGCAGAAATAGAACGTGCTAAAGGAATAGCTGAAGCTAATAGAATTATTGGAGAATCAATGAAAGGAAATAACGAGTATCTGGAGTATCTTAAAATAGATGCTATAAAAAATAGTCAAGGTTCTAAAGTATATATTCCTACAGAGGCAAATCTTCCTATCCTAGAAGCTAAAAGGTAATGAAAGCAACTATTCTATTAATACTATTTCTAGTGGTTGTAGTGCCACTAGGAATAGTGATTTACAGAGAACTTATTAAATATCTAAGAAATAAATAATATGTGTACATGTATAACAGAAGTAGAACAAAAGATACTAAGACATCTACAAGAAAAGAACCCTAATAAAACATATACTGAAATATCTTCATTTAACGGATTAGGATTTCAAAATAAGACATGGGCATATGAGAAGAATCAGATTCTATTAGTATTTGATATGAAATTTGAATCTACTTTCCCAAAGGTTAATGGAGAAACGAGCAAGCCAAAAAAAGAAACTATTCAGATATCACAGACCTATTGTTCATTCTGTGGTGAGAAATTAACGCAGGATTAGATATGCCAAAATTTGCAAGAATAATCGATATAGATGAAGACAACCAGGTATTACTAATGCACTCTTACAATGCGGAAGAAGATGAAGATGAAGTGATCTTAACTACCTGTACTGAAAGTATACAATGTAAGATGATACTATCCTTTAAATCCAAAGAAATAGCATTAGAAATATTATCCACATTTAGCACTGAACGTGCAGCAGAGTTCTATAGAAGTGCTATAGCACTCACAGAGCAAACTCCTTAAACAATTAAACAATGGACGACACATTTATATACTTCGTAGCCTTAGTAGCTATTATGAGCTGCTTATTTCTAGTAGTAAAGCTTACCAATGTTATGAAAGCACATCTAGAGATATTAAATAAGTACAGAGATCTTCTAAAAGAACACCTAGAACTACTAAAGAGGATAAATAAAGAAGAGTAACCAAAGGCCAGGACATAGATCCCGGCTTTTTTTATATCCATATACCAGGTACCTCCATCCTTCTCTCTCTATATGTTTAATAATACAGCTCAGTCCTCTTCTTCCTGTTTAGCTCCCCCCACACCCCCCTAATAAAAGAATTTCGTTCCGAAATTCGATTCTAATAAAAGGTATAGGAAAAAATCCCTACATCCCTACATTCTATTAATTATATACTATATTAATATATAATAAATTAAAAATAAAGAAGTTACGAAAGCTTTGAACTTGTGGGGATTTTGTGGGGAATGTAGGGAGTAAAAAAAAATCCCCACAAAAAAACGGCAATCCCCACAATCCCTACACCTATTCCCTACACTTAATAGGTTATAAATCAACATTGTAGGGATGTAGGGATTTTTATCACAAAAAATGACCTATATTTTATACTATTTCTGTTTTTTTATGTTCTTTCATTATTCACATACCACCAAGTAGTTGTTAATAACTTCTATTCGGAGTATATTTGTATAAACAAGTCCCCTTACTATGCAAATCACTATTCCTGTAAAAAGCTACTTAAAAAAGTACTTGACTAAAAAGTACGGTAACGAGTTAATATTATCACGCAAATCTTCACTAGGTATTCACCTACTAGAACTACTAGAAGGTACGTTTGATCCTAAAGACCTAGTTCCTGCTACTGGAGACGATGTCTATCTCCTAAATATTGGTGAATTTTACGCGAATACTAAGGGTGTGATTATACACACCTCTAGGATCAACAATATTTCTATGTATTTGGATAAGGTTTTTCTAGAAAGTCTCTTTGAACACGTCAAAATTTACAAGGCTAACTATAACCAGGAGCTTCCAGCGATCAGACAATTCTTAGAGTTCTATGGGATAACTGACAACGATCTACGATATGACTCAGTTTATAGAACTTATAAACGCTACAAACAAAAGGGACAAATATCTATAAACTAGGTAAATCATTGATTTTAAACAGTTCCGCATAGGGACACTTTAATAAAAATAAATATGAGATTTTATTGCGAGGAACAATTATCAGGAATAGAGACTATCGACTTCTATCTTCTAACCGAAACAAGTAACTGGCCAATACATCTAAGTGATCGTAGTTCTGCACAGATACTATTTAATCCTGAAGAGCATAACATACATGCTACGATTAAAGAAAATAGCTTTAAAAATAACACCAAAAAGAAAGGTGATATCTATGAAGTAGAGTTAACATACAGTATGTTAACTCGCTCAGAGGCTTTAGAGCAACTCCTAGACCAGTATGCTAATAAAGCAGGCATCGCTGTAGTGAAGTACTATAATAACTTCACTAAAATATTCGGTACTGATGTCGAACCTCTTTTATTGTCATTTGAATTAAATGATGGAACAAGTCCAGAATCTGAATCAGGAATCAATATCGCTATCACAGGGTTACAGCGTAACCGCCCTGTATATTTGACAAAATAGCTGTCCTTTTTTGCTGAATGCTATGATACGAACTTTGTATTCGTAAAATTATAGCATTCAGCATGATAAATAATTTATTCTCTTTATTAAGTACTAATTGGTTCATAGATCCATCTATGAAGAATACCTTATTACCACAATTACGCAATGTACTTGATGGTAAATTAATAGAAGGTACTTCCTTATATCCATCTGCATATACTTCATCTTCAATTATTGCAGGTACTAAAGAATCTCCCAACCCTAACTCTGAGGATAACTATGTAGCTGTTATTCCTATTAAAGGTGGTATCTATAAATACAGTCAATTTTGTGGACCTACTGGAACCCAAGCTATCGGAAGACAAATACAAGCTTATGACAGAGATACTAACTGTATAGGAATAGTTCTAGATATAGACTCTGGAGGGGGACAAGTGTCAGGAACGGCAGAACTGTACGATATCATAAAAGCTAGCTCTACTCCTATCGAAACTTATACGGATGGTAATTTATGTAGTGCAGCATACTACATCGCTTCGGGTACTAAGAAAATCACAGCTAACAAACGAGCTGATAAGATTGGTTCTATAGGTGTAATGACTTATTTCATAGACTTAGAAGGTTACTACAAATCGATAGGGGCTAATGTTATAGAAGAATATGCTACAAAATCTACAAACAAAAACAAAGCTATTAGAGAACTTCAAAACGGAAATCCTGAACTATGGATTAAAGAAGAGCTGGATCCGATAGCTGAAGAATTTATCACTGATGTGAAAGCACAGAGAAAAGAGATCAAAGAAGAAGTATTCACTGGATCTACTTATAGTCCATCAAACGCACAGTCTATGGGATTAATCGATAACCTCGGAACACTTAAAGAAGTAGTAAACTCATTTTTTAGTAATAATAAAAACACAGACAAACAATCTGAATCTATGTCAAAGAAAATCGCCCTTACAGCTTTAACAGGAGTATTAGCCGTTGAAGCACTAGAAGGTACTGATAAAGGTACCTATCTGAATCAAGAACAACTAGAGACTATCAATACCTCTTTAGAAGATTTGAACACAAAATTAACTGAAGCAAACCAAAAGCTATCAAATTTTGGAACTTCTATGTCTGACTTTAGTACTAAACACAAAGCTATTGCTGAAGCTTTGGGAGTTGATACTACAGAAGATACAGAAGCAAATCAAACTGCAGTATTAGATAAAATTGCAGACTTAAATAAAAAGCCTGGCAATGCTCATACTACTGTTATGGGTAATCCAACCCCTCCAGCTGAAGGAAAAGATAGTATCGTAGATATGGAGGCTGGTCACAACAAGTTGTTTAATCAAATGAAAAAATAGAATGGAAATTAACATTGATCAAATTAAAGACGAGTTAGGTGCATACATTAAAGAGAATCCTAACGTATTATCACCTGCTATCTACTCGAAAGAAGTTACAATAGACAAACATTGTGAAACAATTACAAAGGTTAATGGAGAATTTCCTTCATTTGCTTCAATTATGTCACATGTTGTACAAGGCTTCTCTAGTGAATGGACTGAAATGGGAGAAATCCAATTTAATGCTAAAAAACTATCTGCTTACAAACAAAAAGTAAACTTTGCCTTTGTACCAGCCGATATGGTGGGATCATGGTTAGCTAGAATGTATGAAGAAGGCAAGTCTTTAGAAGAAATGCCAATATCTAAACACATCTTTGAAAAAATACACGAAAAGATTGTATCAGATGTAGAGATTTTATCTCTAAGAGGAAAGAGAGACGACAATGATAATGTCAAGACATTTGGTAAATCACTTAATGGTTGGGCTACTATTATCACAGCTATCAAAGCTGATAAGAAATTCCCTGGATTCTCAATTCCATTACAAGCTTTCTCTAAGATTAATATTCTTGATCAATTCAAAGCTTTTGAAGAGGGATTACCAGCTAATACAGAGATTAAAAAAGTATTCTGTTCTAAAAAAATTGGAATGTGGTATAAGGATGCTTATAAGTCTGAGTATGGAAGCAACCCTACATACAAGGAAGGTGATTCAATGAGAACACCATTATTAGATATTGAGATAGTTCCTTTAAATATGCCTGATGATATCTTTTTTGCTACACCTGATTGGAATATGAAAAAACTAGTTGATATCATCAATGGAGCTAAAATCACAGATATTCAAAAACTTGATTATAAGTTAAAAGTATTCTTTGAATTTACTCTTAACTATGATACAGCTATTAACCAAGTATGTTTCATTGGTAACTTTGATGCTGAAGCTGTAAGAGGTCTAAACAACAAAGAGCAAAACGAATTATTCTTCCCTGAAGAAGATGGCTTAATCGTGAAATAGAATGGCAAAAAAAACAGAACAAGATACTTCTCCAGCTCCGACTGGAGAAGTTAATAAAGAGGGTGTTACTACTCCACAGGATACAGTAGATACCAATAAGCAAGCTGAAGAGAGTGCTAAGAAGGAACAAGAAGCAGCTAAACAAGCAGAACTTGAAGCTAAGAGATTAGCTGAAGAAAATGCTAAGAAAGAACAAGAAGCTCTTAAGCAGGCAGAACTTGAGGTTAAGAGATTAGCTGAGGAATACGCTAAGAAAGAACTTGAGGTAAATGCTCGTTTAATAAACGGTTATGAGTATAGAGGTCGTAAATATAACTTTACGGCTAATATGCCTCTCAAAGTTAACCTTGATGGACAGATTATGTCTCAAGTAGAAATTATGTCTAACACAGATGTCTTAGAGTCTATGATCGACTCTAAAAACATTTTTATCAAAGAAATCTAATGGCAGATATTAAATTAGAAGATATCGGTTTTGCTTCATGTGAACCTACTGGAGCTTTAGTCAATAAAGTGTATTACGCACCATTGGACTACTTCGAGGAGATACCGACTCCTAAAGACTTATGTGGAGATAGTGCTAATGCCGCTAAAACATTAGACGAATTAGCGACTATCGCTACACCATTTAAGTTTAAGACTGGTAAAGGCTTCCATCCGATTACTACAGTGACAGAGACTGGAGAAGTTACGAGTGCACAAATCGGAGAAAGAAATAGAAGACTATTCGAAAATACGCTACCTTGTACTGTAGGTGGTTCTAGCGCTAAAATCTTAGGATTTGCACGTTATATAAAGAATCAGAACTTGATTGTATTGTTTCAAGAGTTTGACTCAGGTAACATGAGAGTCATCGGTTCACAGCGTATGCCTGCGTGGGCAGAAACACAAGAACATAAGATCGAAGCTACAGCTGAAGGTAATAACTCTCTTGTTACTACTTTTAAGGATAAACAGAAATACCCTGCACCTATATACACAGGGGATATCGTGATGTTTCCCGATGCTCCATAGTTGATTAATAGTGGTTTTTAATAAGTTGTGTTGTTAATGAAGCTCCCGTGATTGGGAGCTTTTTTTAAATAGAATAGTATGTATGATTATCAAGAAAAAGTAATGGAGTATCTCGAGCTGAACTTTGTTCCTGGAGACACTAAGAATCATAATCTAAAAGTCAGTACACAGGAGCTGTTAGGTTTTCTATTTAGGGTATTCCCTAGAGATTGTATCTCAGATTATGAATTAGTAGATATCCTTCAGAACTTAGGATATCGACCATTTAACCTAATGGAACGTATCAATAAGGAGGATAAAAAAGAAGCACTTCACGTGTATTGGCTTCTCCAGGGAATGCCTTCCCTATAAAAAAAGTAAGATTCACTAAATTGTACTTATACTCTTAGAAGGTTATTTATATCTTTGAGAGATAACGACTAAAACTATTTATATGAATTTAAAATACACTGCAATTATTGTTCTTATAATAGGATTGATACTTATAATATTTCCTGATACTCAATTTTTAGGGTTTATTGCTATTGCTTCTTCTGGATTACTTTTAACATTAAATGGTATTAAAGGTAAAGACTCAACTGATGAACCAAGACATCCAATACCTCACATCACTGAGCGAGAAATATTAATCAATGAGTTTTTAGAGGAGTACGCACTAGATAAGAAGTACAAGTTCGAACTAAAAGGTATTACGTTTACGAATGCCTATCAGATGATCAAGTATCATGAGTTAATCGAGTTCGATCAGCTTACTATGGAGATAGAACCTAACAATGCTTATGACCCTAATGCTGTAGCTCTTTTCTTTAAAAAAGAGAAAGTAGGCTATGTAGATCAAGATAAAGCCAAAGGAGCAAAAGCATTAGTAGAACAAGGATTTAATATTTGTTATATCAGTAATATCAAGGAGGTCTATAATGAACAAACTCAGAAAAAAATGTACTTTGTTGATATCACGTTACCTTATAAAATGAAATCTTAATATAAATAATCATGGATAGTAAAAAAGGAGTAGATTTTATTAGAGAACATATCGTTTATGGAGGGTTGTATAACCCAATAGACACAAAAGATTTTGATTTATTTAATTACTTTTCATTTTTTTTTGATATTGATATAATTAATAGAATAAAACCACATTTACTTGACTCTCGTAATGATAGTTTTGGAACTATTGACTCTGTACAGACATTAAATATATATTGTCCAAAATGTAATGAAACAACTACTTTTGAATCACTTGCCTTAGATGAATTAGACTCTAAAACATGGAACTTTATAGGTATCTGTCAAAGTAGTCAATTGGGTAACATAATAGAAGGAGGAGATCAATATGCGATTAGATTAAGTTTTGAAAAAATATTTAAAGCTTTAAATAATCTTTCTACTATTACAAGAAATTTCGTTTGTGTACATTCTAAGTCTGAATCAGTGAAACATTTCTTCTCTGTCTCGTATTTAATCAATGATAATAAAATAATTAAAGTTGGACAATTCCCTTCTATTAATGACATTACTGGATTAAATTTAAAAAAATACAAAAAGATTAACAACGATATTTTTTTAGAATTAAATAAAGCTAATGGGCTATTCAGTCATGGTGTAGGAGTCGGCTCTTATGCTTATTTAAGACGTATTATTGAAAAACATATAGTAAACAAAAAGTATGAAACTAAACTTCTCAGTGAAGGTAAAAATGAGCAAGAAGTAGAAGTTTGTCTTAAAAACACTTATTTCAAAGATAAAGTATCTTTACTAAGAGAGGAACTATCTGACCTATTACATGGGAATGATAAAATATACGGGTTCTTGAGCAAAGGAATACATGGATTATCTGAAGACGAATGTCTAGAAGTATTTCCTATTTTATTTGACTCTATATGTATCATCCTTGATGAAGAAATAGAACGAATAGAAAAAGAAGTTAAGAAGAAAGAACTAGCCTCTAAATTAAATAAACTTAAATAAAATAATTATGGCAAATTTTAAAGAATTGACTTTATGTAACACAGAAGGTAAAAAAACATTTATAAATTTAGATAAGGTTATACGTATGGATCCTTTAGTAAATTCAGGTACTAGATTATTTTTTACAAAAGAACATCTTATTGATGTAAATGAAAAAGCTCAAGACATTGTAAAATAGCAATAAACATTCAAACCTCTCCCTTGAGAGGTTTTTTTTGTGTCCTTTTTCCTTAGAGTCCTGTAATCTAATTTTGTGGTAAATAAGTTACTAATGAATTGGTTCACATATATACTACAAGGTTTTGGGTATGCAAACAAAACTGACTTTGGTCAGACACTAGAGAAGAGCTCTAGTGATAATTTAATCCGTACAGCTCTATTCTTAGGTACACTAAGAGAGTGTACAGAAAGTCTATTTAACCTAGATGTATTCGTAATTCTCGCCTTTGTCTTTCTGATCATTGCTGAGTGGCATACAGGAATTAAAGTAGATATGAAAAAGAGAGGTGAGAAGTTCCAATCTCGCAAACTAGGCCGTATGATTCTCAAGATAGGTACTTACATCTTTATCCTATACCTCCTATCGACTTTCGCTAATAAGACAGCCTCTATCGATTTTTACTTTATAGACGTTAATCCTATGCAATGGTTGTACTATGTCGTATTCACCTGGATCATACTCCAGTTATTAGTTAGTTACTTTGAGAACCTAGCCGCACTCGGTTATAAGGAAATGAAAGGTATTGTAGGTATTATCCTTCGAAAAGGTAATCAATGGTTTGATTTCGATGGTAATAAGAATGGTGATGATTTATTTAAAACAGATATAGATGAAAGAAATTAACTTCGAGGTATTTGAAACTATCTCCCTAGACAATGCTAAAGTATTCGTAGATACTTATCTACCTTCAGCATTAGCCATTGAAAAGAAAACAGGACTTAACCATATCGTTATTCTAGCACAGGCAGTCTTAGAAAGTGCATGGGGATTAAAAGCTGTAGGCTTTAACTTCTTTGGGATTAAATGGACTGGTAAAGGTGAGAAACAACTAATTACTACTACTGAGATATTATTTAGTGCGAATGCTAAGTTCCCTGAGATTATCTCTAAGACAAAACGTCCTGATGGTAAATATACTTACAAGGTAAAAGACTACTTCAGAAAGTATAATTCAGCTGAAGAGAGCTTCGCTGATCACGCTTTATTCTTCCAAGAGAACAAACGATATACAGAGGCATGGAAGGTTAGAGCTGATATCAACTTATTTATAGATGCTATCGCTAAAGCAGGTTATGCTACAGCTCCTGACTATGCGACACAATTAAAAGCAGTAGTTAGATCCGTTACTAAACGACTATGAAAACACTAAGCCTACTTTTACTTATTCTTTTATTTACAGCTAGTTGTGGTTCACGTAAAGTGAACCTACATACTAGCGATACTAAAACATCTATAAGAGCAAATGAAATTGAAACTATCAAGGTTAAAGAACTTGAGTTAAGTAAAGAACAATATTCAAATCTGATTCAGAATATTCTAATTCGTGCAGACTCTATTACTACAGATAAACAAGGAAATACAAAACTTTATAACCCTGTAATTAAAAGTGAGAAGGAAGAGAACAATCAAGAAATTGACAAATCAAAAGCTTCAGATACAAAGATTGATAAAAGAAATTCTGAAGATATAGATATAGAAGAAGGTATAAAAGATAAGGGAGTTGATAGAAAACAGTATAACTGGTGGTATGGATTGCCTTTACTTGTTGTGCTAGGGCTTATCATTTATGTAATAATAATCGTCTTAAAGAAATACTATGCAAATAGACTTAAGAATACCTGAAAAGTGGGATGAGCTTACAGATTGGCAGTTAAAGAAGATAGCTGCTATGATCGGAAAGAATGGCCCTGCATTCAACTTTATGACCTGGTTATATCTTAACCAGGTAAAGTGGTGGCAATTTAAAAAAGCATACCAACTCAAGATAGTTATGAATCAGGTGCCCATGTCAGAACTGCGTAATCATTTCAACTGGGTATATACTAATGTAGATAGAACTATATTTCCTAAGCATAAGCAGTATGTAGCTCCTATGGATAGGTTAGTCAATCTAACGATAGAGGAGTTCGCGGTGGCTGATGATCTAAACAATGTGTACCTTATTAAGAAGGATATATCTTATTTAAGATTATTAGTAGCTGTACTCTATAAGCAAAAAGGAGAAGTGTATGATCACCTCCAGCTAGAAAATAATGTCAAGCGATTTAAGAAGGAGGATAAAGAGTTTCTACTAGCTGTACATATCGCATTCAATGGATGTAAAAAGGGGATAGTAGAAAAGTATAAACATATCTATCCTAAGATTAAAGTTCAGCAACGCAGCAATAAAAAAGCTGGCTTATTAGATGTGGTTCTTAAGATGTCAGGGCAAAAGTTCGGTACATACCAGGAGACTAAATCAACTCTCCTTCACACCTTCTTAAATGAACTAGAAGAAAACATCATCCAACAAAAAGAGTTAAAGGATAAACATGGCAAATAAGACGAAGATTAGTCATAAGACTATCGTGACCTTTCATAAGGAGATAGCTGAAAAGCACGTTGACATTAACGGATTCTATCGCTTTAACTGGAATGAAATAGAAGGAAGCTTCAGATCAGGTGTCGCTACTCCTACTCTATTATTAGAGAGTACTTCTTCAGACTTTAGCGAGAACCCTAACAAGACAACCTCTTTTAATAATCGTCGTGTATCATTCTTAATATTGAATTATGCAGGCAGAGCCAATGACTTCGATAAACAAGAAGATGTACTCGACGAGACAGAAGCTATCGCTCTGGAGATATCAGCATATCTAAAGACCATGAGTAATGACTCTAGTTCATGGCTGTATGGATTGTACGATGTGGACTCTCTCAAAATAGAGAAAGTAGGTCCGATATTCGATAATATGTTCGGATGGAATGTGATCTACACGATTAAAAATAAGCAGACCATGGTGATGGATCCGAGTAAATGGCGAGACTAATATGTCTCGCTTTTTTTGTTAATACTCGTATCCAAAATAGATAAAAACATATTTAATCAAGGTAATTGTTGTGTTATTTCTGCTTATTATAGATGTTTTAAAGTACATTTGATTTATAATTATAAACAATAACACAATGAAAGAACTAGACGATAATAGTCGACTTGCTATTAATTTTCATACTATTGAATTTGATGCTCAATTTCAAAAACAAGATTATTCTATATCTGATGTTGAAAACATAATAGAAAATATTAAGGTAAACGCTATGTCTATAGACCATAATGTACGTTTTCAAACTATTGCTAAGCATAAGGTAATCATGCAATCACCAATTTTTGGAGAATATGAGGAAACTGGGAAGGTAGATACGTTTACTAACTTCCTAAAATCAAGAGGATACAAATAAACAATGTTTACAACAAAAACAGATAAAGCTGTATTATATACGGCTTTATCTTTAATAATACTTCTAATAATTAATGGTAATCTAACTTATAATATAAAAAAAATGGAATTAAGTGACTTAAAATATATTTTAGGAGCTATCGTCACATTAATTGGAGTAGTAGCAACATACTATGCTAATATCATTTACAAAGAAAGAGAAAAAAACAAGAGACTTAATAGTTTACGTTTATCCTTAATTGATATTCTAAATAATACATTACTTCCTTGTTTGAATGGGTTAGATAATCAATACGAACATTTAAAAATAATAAATGAAAGTAATGTTTTTACATATAACAATCTTATTTTTGGAGATTCAGCTATTATAAAATATAATATAACTGATTTCTATAAGATAGATGATTTAATCCAAATTTATGAACTAAAAAAGAAAAGCTTTAATCATTTATATCAGCTAATTCATTTCTTAAATGAAATAAGAACTAATAGTCCACAAGATATTTATGAGTCGTATAAAAAAGAGCTTATATTAAATAAAGATAAAGCCTTCGAAACTTTTAGTAAGGCAAAACAATCTGAGTTATCATCTTTAGTTCCCTCTAATCATATTAATAAAGACCTCATAACAGATACGATGATTAGACGAAAAAATGATCTATCTTTCTCATTAAATGAAACAAGAGTACTTATTAATAAGGTTGTCTCTGAACTCAAATAACCTGTCCTTTTTTACCCTATCAATCCTTTCCATTTTTGCATTATGGAAAGGATTATTTTTTGGTTAGAATCCAAGGATTCAGACTACTTCGAAGGACTCCGACTATACGAGTCACTACCTACACATAATAAGAACTTAGTACGCAATCTTAAGCGTACAGAATCCCCGTTCAATAGACAGAAACTCATATACGAGTTAAAGAAAGTAGTGAATGTTCCTATTCAACAAAAAGAGTTACCTATCACTATTACTTCTCCAGTAGTAGAAATAACGATATCACCTTCTCCAGTTCTTACTTCAGTGCAGAACCAGGAGAAGAAAACATCTCCACTATTCCATCAGTTACCTGCACAGGTACGTCCAATACTCCTAGAGGCAAATAATCTATTCCGAGAGAACTGCTTACTCAAGACAGAACTAAACGAACTACAAGCAGATCAAGAAGCTGAAGCTCTCGCTATACAGATACTAATAGATCGCAATGAGAAGGCAAATACTCTATCATGGAGTAAAATAGATTATTACTTAGAGCATAAGTGCTTACCTCCTACTTCTAGAGTTAATCTATCTAAGTTGAGTGTAGATAATCTTATGTATCAGCGTAATCTACTAGAAGCTTCTCTAAGTAAACAACGCAAGCGACTTACTGCGAATAAAGAGAAACTATCTATCCTAGAGGGTACAGAACTACATAAGCTACAGCGTACAGTAGCTAGACAGGAAAAGGCTGTACTGGAGAAGGAAGAACAATTATTTAAGATAAAAGAAGAATTAAATGGCAAAAAGTAAAGCACTTATTCAAAGAGGAGATTCTACTATGGATAAGATAAGGGCTTACTATACTAGCCCTTCTGAGTATGAACTATCAGAACATCTAGAAGATGTACGCAAACGATTAGTACATGCGTATAATCTAAAGATGAGTTACTTCAGTAATCAGCAGATCGTAAGTGTATGGGAGAAAGACTATGGACTATCACAGGCACAGGCATACTTAGATATCCGTAACGCTCAAACATTGTTTGGTCAGGTCAATAAGCTTGATCGTGAGGCAAAGAAGAATCTACTATTTGAATATTCTCTATCATTATTGCGTAGAGCTAGAGAACGTGGTGATCTGAAAGCTGAAGCTAAAGCTCTAGATCTATTAGGAAAATACGCTGGACTATCTGAAGAAGATATCGCACAGTTTAACCCTGAGAAATTTGAGAACAAAGAGATTGCTGTATCTATTCCTAAAGAGTTACAGGCTGCTTTAATCGAAATGATGAAAGGCGGTACACTTGATATGAATGCCTTTGATGCGACAACAATAGAGTATGAAGAAGTAGAAGATAAAGAAGAGGATGGTAGTACAGAATAATTGTTTTAAGAGACAGAAGGTAGTACAGCAAACTTTGCCACAGCTGATGATATCTATCGCACCACAGCGTGATATCTATGCTGAGATGGCAAGGGGTGCAGGTAAGACTACTGTGTTCGGTAAGCGTATGAGGGATCTTGTTATGGAGATGCCTCGTGCCTCGTTTGCTATGGTTGGTCAGACCTATATGCAGATGCTCGCTCGTACACTTCCTTCTGCCATCGAAGGATTGGAGATGTTCGGACTGTACAAAGATGTCGATTATGTGATCGGTAGATGTGGACAGAAGAATGGATTCGCGATGCCCTTCCAGCCTCCATCACAATGGAACAATATTATCCACTTTGCTAATGGAGCTATCTTTCAATTGGTATCGCTGGACAATCCTAACTCTGGGCGTGGACTAAACTCTTATGCTGAGTTAGGAGATGAAGCCGCTCTGTTAGATCCTGAGAAGTTATACAATAATGTCAAGACTACTAACCGTGCACAGAAGGCTGAGTTCAAAAAGTGTAAACTGTTAGGTTCTCAGATGTATGTTAGTTCTACTCCAGTAAGCAGACGTGGTCAGTGGTTCGTGGATATGGAGAAGAAGGCAAAGCAGAACCCACACGAGATACTCTTTATCAAAGCTTCAGCTTTATCAAACCCTTATCTACGTCCTGATTGGTTTAAGAAGATGAAGGACGAGGCTGTATCTCAGACCATGTACGAGGCTGAGATACTAAATATTAGACCTAAGAAGATAGAGAATGGTTTCTATGCTAACCTAAATGCTAGAAGACATTACTACTCTGACTATAACAATAGTTATTTAGAAGGAGTTGATCATAACAAGTCTTATAATGTTAGCTGCTTACAGGATAGTGATGTGGACTTTAAGTCACCACTTATCATGAGTCTAGACTTTGGGGTATTCAATGGTATTGTGATATCTCAAGAACAAGACTATGAATATAGGGTATTAAAGTCTATGCATGTCAAGTCACCTAAACTATTAGATGACTTGATACTAGAACAATTCATTCCATATTATAGAGCACATCAGTGCAAAGAAGTTTATCTGTATGGTGGACACGATGGACATCATCGATTGCCTAATAGTTCTAAGACTTTGTTTGAACAGGTAGAAGATATCCTATATAAGAATGGGTGGACAGTTCACCTATTAGCTAAGAACGTAGCACCTACTCATGCAGATAAATATCTATTAATTAATGCCATGTTAAAAGAGACAGAGAGTAACCTTCCTGTAATCCGTATAAATGAGCATAACAATACTGATTTGATTATTGCTCTAGAGAGAGCTGAAGCTAAAGAAGGTAGCCTCGGTGTAGAGAAAAATAAATCAAGCGAGCGTAACAAGTCTTTACCTCAAGAACATGCAACTCACTTGACTGATGCATTCGACTATCCTATCTATGCCCTGTATAATGATCGCTTTACGAGTAAAAACTCTAGCTATTCTACGTTAGGAGGCATTATTATCAAGTAAACTGATGATTATTTGTTTTTTTATAGTTTTTCTCAATTTGTTAAAATTTTAACCTTTTTTCATATATCGCATTTTCGAAAATGGAAAGTGTAGAAATTTTAAGGCAGCGTCGGGGTTGCTAATTACATTTTAGAAAAAGGAATCTGTTTTTTAGCCTTTACTAATTGCAAATCAAACAACTAACTAAAAATATATTAGAAAAGTGTTTTTAAGGTCAAATAACTGTCCTTTTTAATCTTTTAGAGGAGTCAGAACTTTGTATCTATGAAAAATGATGAAGACTTTATTTTCTTAAATGATGCTTTAAAGCTAATGAATGAGCGATTAGTAAATGGACAGTTCAGGCCGTTTAATATCTCTTTCCGAACCTTTAACGGGCAAAATAGTACAGGTGGCAAACTCAGAATTATTGAGGGAGCTAGGTTACTTCCTAACAAGAACACAGATAAGAAGGAAAAGATAACTATAGAGAATGTCTTGAAGGAAGAAACTACTAAGCGACCTCCGAACCACTGGACTAACCGAACCAGAAATATAGAACTACCTGATGGCAATGTCAGAAAAATAAGAATAGACTTTATCATAAGTATCAATAACAAAAAAGTAATCTATTAGTATGTCATTCAATACAATTAAGATAATTGAGATACCGCAAGCTTCAGGATCTTCTGTAGGTGCAGTAGTGAAGGTAAAAGGAAGTCAAAATTCCACTACTGTAAAGACAGATAATAAAGGGAATACTACTGGATATCTAAAGTGGGGAGCTAATGACAACTATCCACAAGATGTCATTAATAAGGTTAAAAAGAATGGGGCTGCAGGAAGTGGTTTAAGATTACTTCAACGTGCACATTATGGTAATGGTTTAGCTATATATAAGACTTCGAGAGATAAAGATACTAATAAACGCAAAGTCGACTATTATGACTTTGATGAGTTTCCTGCGATAGACTCTTTCATGAGGCAAAATAGAATACCAATCTTTACTCAAGGCATTATAAAAGATTTGGAATGGTTTGGTATTGCTTTTCCTGAATTTGTACTATCTAATGACTTTACAGAGATTGTGGCTGTTAAACGTCAACAAGCTTCATGGTGTCGTTATGCAATGCCTAAAAGTAGTGGTGTTGTGGATAAATTATATATCTCATCTCTATTTGGTACTAAATCAAGTGTTGATGTAGATAAGAATGAATATGTATCATCTACTACTCTACTAAGTCCTTACATGACTTCTGAAGAGGTATTTCAATACTGTAAGGAAAATAAGATTCATAAGTTTGTAATACCTATTTTCTTTCCATTCCTAGATGAAAGCTACTATCCTATTCCTGAATGGCATGCAATTATCACTAGTGGATGGTTAGAAGTGGCTAACTCAGTACCTAAGTTTAAGTTGGGGATATTCAATAACCAGGTATCGATTAAATATCAGATTGAAATAGATGAGGAATATTTCAAAAAGATTTATGAAAAAGATTGGCAGACATATACCATAGAAAAGAAGCTTGAGATAAGAGATGCCCTTATTAGCTCAATATCAGATAATCTATCAGGTACTTCTAATGGAGGAAAATCTATATCATCTATCATGTACTCAGATAGCAGAGGTCAGCAGGTATCTGCTATACGTATCACGGCCATAGATGATAAATTAAAGGATGGAAGTTACCTTCCTGAAGCTGAAGCGGCAAACTCTGAAGTACTTTTTGCACTAGGTACTGATCCTTCTCTAATCGGTGCAGGAATACCTGGGGGAAAGATGGGAAGTGGTAGCGGTTCTGACAAACGTATTGCGTTTAATTTATTGCAATCATTCATGAAGTCTAACCGTGATGTAACAATAGAAATATTCAACTTCACTTCCCAATATAATAAGTGGGAAGCAGGTTTAAAATTTGGATTTGAAAACGTGGTCCTGGAGACCTTGGATAAGAATCCTACAGGTGTAACAAAAGCAATATAATATGATACTAGACAATGATGATTTAGAGAAGTATATCTCTATTAGTCCGAATTTCGATTTTAAGTCTTTTGTGATTTATATACCTAAGGCAATTAGAAGCTTTGTGCATAGATACGTAGGTAATTTGTATCAAGAACTTGATAAAGCAGAGTCTGAAATAGAATATAGTGATATTAAAATAAAAGCAAAAGAGTTGATTGATACTGCTGTGGCAAACTTTGCATTCTACCTGTACACTCCTTATATATCAGTAAGTATGGATAGTTCAGGAATGTATGTAGTGAAGACTGATCAACGTGCTCCTATATCAACTACTCAATTAAATGATATCAGAAGGGAGCTTCTTAGAAGTGGCCATGAGGCTATGGATGAGTTGCTGGAAGTGCTAGAGGTTAATGCAGATGTATTCCCATATTGGCATAACCACTACTCTACTATATACAGAGATTCATTAGTATATAGTACTTCAGAGTTCAACAAGTATTTCAATATTATGAACTCAAGACAGACGTTCTTAAGCTTAAAACCTTCTATTATTAATATAGAAGACAAAGTTATTAAGACATCGTTTACTGCTAACTATATTGAGAGTCTAAAAGGTACTGCTACTGGAGATAATAAACTTATTAAAGAATTTCTACAGAAAGCTATTGTACACGGTACCATTGCTAAAGTATATAGTGAAGGAATCTACGAGATTACACCTTCTTCTATAGTATTGAAATTTGATTTACTAGACTACGAACGCAAGCAAGTAGCCATGCTCACAGAGCAAATGAAGAATGCGATAGCCTCTCACACGGATGATATGAATAACTATCTCAAGCTAGCTTATGAACTAGCTGAAGGAGTTGATAATGCTCTAGTCCAAAAAGACACAAACAAAGGCTATAAGCCAATAATCACAAAATCAATAATCGGAATTTGATATGCCAATATATGCTACATATAATCCATTAGCCTGCGAACCGTATGTTCCGGACTTTAATATTTCAGATATGGACTTTCCTAAGTACATATTAGATAAAATCGATCAAGACATTCTTTAACCTTATTAATAAGATATGAGTAATCCTAAATTAGCCACAGAGGCACAGGTACAGGGAGTATCTGATACTTTTATAGAAATTATAAACCATCAAGGCAAACAAATAAAAGCTCTAGAATCAGGAGTCATCGATGCAATAGAACCAAGCTCTCCAGCACCTACTAAACGTGGAGAATATAAGGTCACTAAACCAGGAGTATTTTTAAATTTTAAAGATGCTAATGGTCAACCTATATCTGTTACTCAAGAAGATTATTCTAAAGGGAATGTCTCTATTATATTTAATGGTGTTGATTGTAGAGTATTGATTGTTCCTATCACTTTTGAAGGTGAGGTAAAGGAAGGTGATACGAGGGGGGTGAGTGGAGGTGAAGTGTTTAATAATTTAAAAAACAATATTATAAATGTTGAGAATTTCTCTAAAATAGGTACTATTGACTTTAAAACAGGCAATATAAATTCAGATAACTCAAACTTTAAACATAATCCTCCATTACTTTTAAAAAAAGGAGAAAAAGCATTCTTTGGAGTTAATGTTGTAAGAAATATAAATAGTAGCTCTGCATTATTAGCTATTTATGATACACATGGTAATTTTATTAAAACTGAGATATACATAAAAAATATAACTAATAATATGTTTTATGAAGGAGAATATATTAACTCTATAGAAGATTGTCTTATTGTTGTTGTTAATAACACTACTCTTTCTATTTCTAAGCCATATTTATCTAAGAAAATTTTTTTAACACCAGAAGAAATTTCTACTTCATTTGATACTAAAGGAAATAAAATAGTTAGTGAAACTTTATTAACTGAGGTTATTACTGAAGAATATGATACAGATATAAATGTAAATTCAACTATTGTAGGATATGCCTATTTAGATGATAGGTTTAATAATACAACGAATACATTTAAAAGAACTGATTATATTTTACTACCTGCTGGTGGAAAAGTTTCTTTTGGCATAAATACTGGTACAAATTTAAAATCTGAAGCAGCTATATTGAATATATATGATTTAGAAAAAAAATATATAAGAACAGAATATAGAATGCTAGATTATTTTTCACAATTTACCGAACTCGAGTTTTCGGCTAAAGAAATATGTTATGTTGTGATATCAGAAAATGTGAAAGATAAGTTTTCTGAAAAAGAACCTTATATAACAGTAAAATATAGAGATGAATTAATCAAAAAATCAAATTTTCAATTATTTACAAAATCAAACAGTGAGGATAAACCTATAGTTGCTCATCAAGTAACTCCTGTTAAGTCTGGTAATAAGATAATAATTAGTGGAACATCTTTTTCATATTCTTCAAATGGTTGGTTTGAATTAGCATGTGACAAATTAGGAATTGAGGGAATAAATAAGTCTTACAGCGGGGAGAGGATTAATAACTTTATGAATCGTATCAATAATGAAACTTTTTTTTCACAAGAAATATTAAATACATGTGATGCATTAATCATAATGCATACACATAATAAAGATGTTACACTACAAGATACAGTAATAAATGGCGTTAAATACACTAGTAGTCAACTTGAAGAATTCACATCAAACGACTATGATTCATTGAATTGGGATAAAGTAAACTCAACTACTGGTTGGGACGGCACAGATTCTGAATTCGCAGCAATGTGGGATTATTGTCTTAAAAAAATACAAACTATATACTACAACGAAAAAGATAATCCTTCTAGCGTATATTATAATACAAAATCTGGAAAACCGTTTAATGTGGTTATTACAACTAACTGGCATGATGGAAGAGTTGTATTTAATAATTCAGTCAGAAAGTTATGTCTTAAATGGGGAATCCCCCTGATACAATTTGATGAAAGTATTGGGTTCACAAGAAAAACAAAACATTCAGTAACTAGAGAACAACATTCTCTTTTGTACGCGCTAGATACCGAAGTAATTGATGGCGAAAAATTCGCATGGCATTATGTACGAGGTCAGGAAGAACATATACCTAAAAGACTATCATCGATAGCGATATCTTCATTTAAAGTAATATGACAGAACGTGACATAGCCAACAACGCAAAGACTAAACTTAAAGGTTCTCTTATCTCTAAGATAGGATCTCAATTAAAAGAACGTACTGGAGACTCCAAAAGAGATACTGATGTACGAGCTAGATTCTCAGGTGAGGAACTATCAAAGTTGGTCATTAGAGCACCTCGATACATATTCATTCAAAACTATGGCTTCGAAGGTGTTAAGAAAAATGGAATCAATATGCGTTTACAAGCTAAACGTACCATTGATCAAGCAATAGAGGAATCTAATATTATGGATTATCTCGCTGATAATATTAGTGAGATACGTGCTGATAAAGTTGTAGCTGAATTTACTAGTAGATAAAAAAACAAGCCAGGATATACTCCTGGCTTGTTTACTTATTATATATCACATTTCCTGTCCTTTTTTACCACTTTTAACGCTCGGAAATTTGCATAAAACCTATGTAAATGAGTACGGTAACAAGGAATATACATATTAGCATTAATGGTCAAGAAGTAGTTAATTCTCTTACAGGAATTAGAGGTGCTATCCGTAATACGGAGCGCGATATCCGTAATCTTAATCGAAATGATAAAGATTATCAGGAAACACTAAGACAGCACGAACAACGACTAGCAGTATTACGTGAAGAGTATGCTAGAGCTAGAGGTGAATTAAGTCAAACACCTGGTGTACTACAAAGAATAAAAGCTGAACTAGGAGATGTTGCAACTGGTATGCTTAAGGCATTTACTATTACAGCTTTAATAGGTACATTCATAACAGGTGTTAAAGCAGCATTCCAAACTATTATAGATTTTGATCAGGCACAAGCTGATCTTGCAGCTATTCTAGAAACGAATAGAATTTCTATTAGAGGATTGACTTTTGATGCTATGAAGTTAGGAGCTACTACTTCATACACAGCTACTCAAGTATCTCAAGCACAATTAGAATTAGCTAAACTAGGTAAGTCAATTGATGAGATACGTAATATGACTCCTGGAGTACTTAATGCAGCTGTAGCAATGGATAGTGAACTAGCTCCAGCTGCAGAACTTGTAGCAGGACAATTAAATTCATTTGGCGCTGCATCTTCTGCAGCTAAAAAATATGCGGATGTACTATCTAATAGCACTAACGTATCAGCTACTTCTTTCGAATATTTATCTACTGCATTACCTAAAACTTCTAAAGTAGCAGCTGTAGCAAATGTATCTTTTGAACAATTAAATGCTACAATGGGAGTTTTAGCTGATGAGACTATTGCTGCAGAAACTGCAGGTACAGGATTTAGAAATATTCTACTAACTGCCTCTAAAGAGGGGGTTCCATACGAACAACTTCTTCAAAAGGTTAAAAATTCTCAAAATCAATTAAATGAAGCTACTAATCTATTTGGTAAAGAAAATGCTACTGTAGCTGTAATTCTTGCTAACTCTACTGAAAAGATAGCGCAACAAACATTAGCACTTGAAAATAGTGCTGGAAGTGCTGAACGACTAGCTAAAGAAAAACTTAACTCTCTACAAGGAGATATGAAGTTGTATGATTCTGCTATGGAAGGTTTTGTACTAGGGATGGAGAATGGAGATGGAGCTTTAGTTAAGTTCTCAAGAAGTCTAGTACAATTTGGTACCAACTTACTATCTGTGTTGACTCCAATGCGAAAAGTATCTGACGAGTTATTCGATCAGCAAATGGAAGTGAACGAACTAGTATCGAGAGTGACTTCTTCTAATATTGCAGATGCAGAAAGATTAAAACTACTAAAAGATCTTGCAACTAATTATCCTGATTTAATTTCTCAAATAGATATTGAAACCATTTCTAATGACGAGTTAATTAAACGTCTTAGAGAAGTTAATAAGAATTATAGAGAACGTATTGCTTTACAGTTAGAGGTTGAAAAAGCTGATAAACTAAGAGAGGTTAGAGATAGTGTTACAAAAGATAGTGCTGAATGGGAATCTAGATTAAGAACTAGATTACAAAAGGTTATTAATGAGAATAATTACGATATACAAGTTGATTTTGGAAATGTAGAAAAGTCTGCAAAAGAAGTACTGGATCGTCTTAAAAAAGATGGTAAACGTACTGGATGGTTCTCTGATTACTCTAAGATTGAAAATTCACTAGAATCAATTAAGTCATTAAGTAAATATGAAGAAATCCATACTAAAAATCTTAATGAGCAATTAGATACAGTTGATAAAATATCTAAAGCAAAAAATATACAAACTGAAGCTGATAGATCCGCTTCAGCTCAAGCGAAAAAGGATTTAGATGAACTAACAGCTAAGGCTACTAAAATGGGTGGTACAGCAGGTAAAGACTTTAAAGCTGATGAGATAGAATCTATACAGAAGTATATTGTTACTAGGCAAGCCGAGATAGACAAGGATATGTATGCCTCTACAAAAAAGAAAGAAGCATCAGACAAAGATCAAAAAAGGCTTCAGCGTGATGCTGATAATAAAACAAAAATATTTGAAGCTGGAGAGAAAGCTATTGATGAGTTATTAATTCAATCTATTAACAATAGAGAGGTTGCTCTTTTAAAAGGAATAGATCGAGATATAAAATCTATCGAGCTAAAGTATGCTAAAGAAATTGAGAAGTTCAAAGATCATACCTCAAGAATCAAAGAACTAGAGATAGCTAGAGATGAAGAAATAACTCAAATAAAACTACTTAAATCTCAAGAGTATCAAGAGCAAATAAAGTCTTTAGAAGATGAAGCTGTAATTCGAAAAAGAGAAAATGAATTACAACGTTATGCAGATGGTCTAGTAGATGAAGAAGAAAGATCTTTAGCTTTATTAGAAAAGACTAGAGAAATAAGCGATATGGAGCTAGAGCTCCAAATGGATAAAGAGATTGCTAAAGTAGAAAACGTAGAGAATTCTGAATCTTTAATAGCTGCTATTAAAAGAAAATATGCTAATCAAAGAGAAGGAATAGAAATAGGACTAGCTGATAAGGAAAGACAAATATCAGAAGCAAAAGTAAAGAAGGAGAAAGAATTACAAGATCAGAAGTTAGGTGTTATTAAAGGGGCTTTTAATACTGCATCTGAAATGTTCAATCAGGGTTCTGGTGCATGGAAAGCTACTAAAATTGCTGAAACAACCATTGATACCTATCAAGCTGCTTCAAAAGCTTTAGCAGCATATCCTCCACCATTCTCTTATATTGCTATGGGGGTTTCTATTGCTGCAGGTCTTAAAAATGTTCAGAAAATAGTTAGTACAAAGGTTCCTGAAATGCCTACATACTTCTATGGAGGTTATACTAGTGGTACCCCGCAGAATTTAGGAGGAGATAAATACGGTGAGTTCACAGGCATGACTCATGCTAACGAGTGGGTCATGCCTGCTATCATGACTCAATCACCACGTTATGCAGATACGCTAACCTGGTTAGAAAATGAACGTAAATATGGACCTACATCTAATCCTCCTGGAGGAGATAACAGAGCATTGATAGAAGCTTCTATTTTACTAGCATCTACTACTAATAAGTTAAATGAAACTTTAGCTAATGGGTTAAGTGCTAATGTCAGTATCGGATATAAAGAGACGATGAAGATAGATGCTTTAAATAAGGAAATTACTCAATCACAACATAACTCTAATGTATAATGAATATAATATCACAACCAACTGAATTAGTTTTAGATTCAGAAAATAGTATTATAGAGCTGTATTCGGATAAGAAGGATAAGATAGATATCAAAACAAATAATAGTCTCTTAAATCAAATCACAGTAGCTAAATACAATGCTACTAATGCTATTATTAATCTTAAGAGTTTACATCGAAATACAGATGTCACAACTACTGAGTTATCTAGAGAAGCCAAAAAGATAAATAACATATTAAATATTACGGGAAATATTACTCAAGGAGAAAATGAAGTAATGCTCAAACCGATTCAGATTCTGTATTCTACTAAGACTATTGAGCGATTACCTACAAATAATAGTACAATACACTTCTTAGGGATATCAGAGTCACTGTTATGTTCTAGCAATTGTAGAATTACGGTACCCTTTCTCGTAACTAAAAGTCAAGCAATAACTATAAAAGTATATGATCAGAAAAACAATCTGATAAGGCTCAATTTACTAGGTGAACTATCAACAGGCTACTATACTTATGACATTAATCAATCATTAGAATATCCAGTAGAGGCAATAACAGTAGAGATAATAGGAGAAGAAATTATTCATAAAGTTATTCGTGTACTGAAGAATAAAGTAAATCAGTTGCTTAATATTCGTTTTAAAAATCAATTTGGAGCATATATCTATGCTCAGTTATTTTCTAATCTAGATATAGAAGAGGAGCTAAAGCCTAAGACTTATAGAGATCAAGATGGCCGACAGTTTACTTCTGAAGTAGAGAGTAATTCTATACTTACTATAGATACAGGATATCTACTCCAGTCAGAACTATTTTTAATCAGTCAACTAGTGAACTCCATGCTAGTAGAGCTTGAGATAAATGGTGAATATATCTCTGTAGTCTCTAGTACGAAGAAAACAAAAGTATATCAAGATAGAGAGTTTATACTCTCTAATAAACTAACATTCACATACACTAACTATGAAGCTAATTAGTATTTACCGTGATGGTGTAGAGTTAGCCTATATCCGAGAAACATTATCTCTTAAGATAGATATGTCGTTATTCCCAGACACACTGAAGTTTGAGAGTAATGAATTCCCTTTTCTGATCATTAATAATGCTCAGACAGATAAGCTGTTTGGACTAAATGACATTAGTGTCGACACTTCACCTTACTACGATATTACTATTGTGACATCTGAAGGAAGCATACCAGGAGAACTACAAGTTTTAGAATGTTTTAGTGGATATCGCAAATGCAATGTGAGATTTGCCTCTAAGCTATTTGCTGAATCTAAAAAGAAAATTAGAGATTTAATGCCTATTATATCTGTCATTAATGCTAATCCTCCACTACCTTATTCTGATAAATATGAAGGAGTTCCTCCTGCACCTAGTTACTATAGTTCGTATGTAGATAGTAAGCGACGAGGAGTATTTCCTAATCAGTTATGGACAGCTGCACAGATTAGCTATCCTACTAAGAATGGAGATTATTTGAAACAGGATGATAAGTGGTATAAGTACTGCAGATATTTGAACGGCCGTAATGGAGAAGGTAATTATTATCTGAATACACTAGAAGATACAGTTGAAGGTGGTGAGGTACACAATATCAATGTGCCTACCTGGAATATATTTCTATTAACACCTCTAAAAATAATCTGTGATAATATAGGATTAAAATTTCCTGATAAATTATTAAACAACCCTTTTGCTACTAGTTTAGCATTTTATAGTAGTGAAACTAATCTAACAGAAGTTACTGCAGGTAGTAATTTAATGCATATAGATTTTGGTTTTATGAATTGGGCTTTTATAGTAAATAATACAGATCCTAATAAACCATCTTGGGTCAAGAGATGGAATTTAAATATAACTAAACCAGGAAGACATGTTATCACCTATAAGTTTAAGGCTTATGATAACAGTTATAGAATAGGTTTAGATGTTTTTAATAAAACAGAGCCTACTAACCCTTATACAATTGATATCGAACAAAAAGAGTTCTATGGTCGTGAAGAGATATTTGACAATGCTTTTGACTTCGAAGTAACTCAAGATGATATTGATAAACAAAAGCAATTTCAGTTTGAAGTATATGCTTTTAAGGACGTAGACCCCTTTGAGATCGATCACATTTATAGTAATAGTATTTTAGATAAGTCAGGCTATATGTTTCACCCTACAATAGAACTAGCAAGATATCTCCCTGATTGGACAGTAGGTGATTATCTTGATCAACTTAGGCTATTGTTTAACATACAGTTCAGAGAGCTAGAGAATAACACTTTAGATGTAGAGTATAACGATATGGAGATATCCCATATAGACTATGTAGATTTAGGTAGTCTGTTTATTGAATCATTTCCAAAAAATGAGATAACGGATCTCGTTTTGAAGTTCGGTAATGAAGTAGATACTAAAGTGTATGTAAATAAAGAATCCATAGCAGAAACTAGAATTACTATTGAAGACAAAACTAAGATATTAGAGAATAAATTCAAGTATTTACCATCCATGATTACAGAGGCTTCAGATAAGAAGGATGGTATAGGATTAATTTTACTAAGTAATAATACTGATATGCCTATCGGTTCTATAGGCACTGAGAGCTTTACGATGTCATCTATCTACACACATTACTACAAGAATAGTGCTGAAGCATTCTTACATACTAACAGACTGGAGATAGAATGCAGTGTAACTATTTTTGTATTGAATGAAATACAGATAAAGAGAAAAGTTCTAATCAATAAAAGACCTTATCTAGTACTCCAATTAACTAAAGAGTCGACTGGAGACCTAGTAGATATCAAGCTTTCTCTACTCCCTTTAAAATAATAAAGCCTGCTATTCTGCAGGCTTCTCTTTATCTCCTTTTTTGATGATATTATCTAAATACATTATCTGACCATTTAAGACATCTTCTACTACATGTACATATATCATTGTCATAGTGATACTAGAATGCCCTAGTAGCTTCTGTAATACCTCTACACGTCCACCTTGAATGAGAAAGTTAGTCGCAAAACTATGACGGCTCATGTGATAATTAACATGTTTAGTGATATTAGCTACACGACATACTTCTTTTACATATTCACGAAGCTTATCGATAGCCATCTCTTTAAATATGAATCCTTCTAATGCTAAGTCTTTCGCTGTCTGATTTAGACGTATCGTTTGGTTCTTGCTTCCCTTCACAGATTTAAAGCGAAGGATATTATCCTCTACCTTAGCTGTATCAAGCTTCATAACATCACTAATACGTATTCCGGTGAAGCAACTAAATAAAAACTTACTCGCTGCTATCTTATGCAGCTCACTAATGAATGGAGAACAATAATACTGATGTATCCTTAGTATTTCATCTTGAGATAAGAAGTTAATAGTACCTCTCATCTGCCTGTGCTGTACATCTGTATAGTGTACTGGAGAAGGAATGCCCTTCTTATTAGCCCTTCCTAGATACTTCTTAAAGTTCTTCGTAAGTGTAGATATCGTATTGTGGTTATTCTTCTCTACAGTCTTAAAGTAAATGATCATATCTTCTATAAGTTCCTCCGTGATATCGTGAAAGTAGATAACAGGTTTCCATCTCTTTAGTTTTCGATATACAGCACGTTGCTGCACATAAGAAGCTGGAGCTAACTTAAGCTTCTCCTTCTCTAGTTCTAACTCATAGAACTTGATAAAGTCTAATACCATTGATGGGCTACTGTATTCTACTATAAGCGCATCCATGGTAAGATGTTTATTACCTAATCGATAAGTAACTTCTATTCTATTAATATCAGCGATAGCCTTTTCTATAAGAAGATTGAGATCAGTCGCATTAGGATGTTTTTTCTTTACCCTTTGTTTCTTTTCATCGAAGTCTTTTAACTCCACATAAATATCAAGAGGAAACCTCTTTCTGATCTTATCAATAAAGATTTGTAGATATAGCGCACTAGTACCGTCAGCACGCTTGTAGTCGCTTTTTATGACCACTTTTAGTGTCATTTTACTACCCAACTTCCCACTCATTTTTTGTGGGACGTTTTTGGGAAAACAATATGACTTTTTTGGAGAATTTGTTTGCAT